CTGCCTCTTCGAGGACCTTTGCGTACCCGGGTATGTTGGCCCGGAGTCTGTCATCGGATGCACCTAACACCCAAGTGTTAAGATTCTTCCACGCCACCTTGGGCGTCTGTCCTAGCTGGCGTAGACCGATATAATCATGGCGAAGAGTTACCAGATTATTGTCGTTGGTGGTTCCCGGTGAACCACTTAGCTGTGAGGTCCCGGGCTCATAAACCACGCCATTCGCTGTCGACCCTTTCGCAGGCCTATCCTTCTGCAATATTTCCTTCAACTGTACCTTGTAGCTAGGGCTGCACCAGCGCATATACGCTTTCTCCTTGAACCGCTTGTCGTCGTCAGATATGTGTCCGTCGAGACGAGAGTAATCAGAGACGATCACTCCATCAGGATAGGACATCATGTGCTTGACGCGGGTGGCTATTTCCGAGGGGGTCATGGACGACGCAAACCATGGATACTTCTTCAACACAGTGTCCTTAAAAGGATACGTATACGTGCTGTAGAGGATCTGATGTGCCGTGTCGACCGTGCTGATGTTCCTCGGGTCGGTAGGTGCATTGTATGCCTCTGCCTTAATGAAGGCCTTGACGGTGTTCTTATACCCATTGGTCAAAGAGGCAGCCACTATAGCAGCTCTGCCCTTTTGTGCGGGCTTAGTCTGCTTAGCGTTGACTTCTTCAACCGTGATGGGTACTCCCTGCCCAGGGGTAGGGATTAGAAACTGCAACAGCTCATTATCATAGCCATGCCAGCTAGTGGGAGTTTTCGCGGTGTTTATACACGCGGTGACTCGACCAGCAATAGTGGCAACGTCGTTATTATACGACTTGACCGGGACAACGGCGGGTGCAGTTACGATCGGAGGTGTCGTAGCCATTCCCACAGTCTTGCCATCCTCATGGACTAGACCCTTGGTGGTCTGGAATCCGTGTACAGGAATGGTGGATGTGTTAACGACTGTGTCGCCACCGACCGCTTCTAACACGTCAAAGAGCAGCGGTGCAAGTAATGCAGCCTGCTCTATGCGTTGAGACACAAGAATGCGTTCTACGTCGCTTATAGCGGGGTTCTTGGAGTACTTCCGACGGGTTCGCAACGCGTCAAATACCATTTCTGGAATCGTCGCACTACTAGTTCCGAGGGGGGGTGCAATCGATACAGTCCCTCCCACAACGTTGCGCACGATCGTGACACCTCCACTGCACGGTTTGAATCGTCCAATAGGGGGGTCGGCGCGGCGTGAGCACGTGTGGCGGGGAAAGTATGCAGTGGGATAAAAGCCCACTACGCGCCTGGTAGGAT